ATACGCATCAGCAGCAGCATCATAAGCATCCCAAGCAGCACTAGCAGCATCAGCAGCAGCATCACGAGCTTCAAAAGCATCAGCATAAGCATAAGCCTCGTAAGCATCGTAAGCAGCATCACGGGCAGCTTTGAGTTCTTCTAGTTTACCTGTCATCGGTTATTCTCCCATAGGTGCTTGTTTGATAAGATTGAGTAGGCTGTCGCGTTGTTGGATACGAGCGGCGATGGCGGTGGCATCGGCGGCAAGGGCGACAGAGCGGGTCGCGTCGGCGGCATAGCGGGTCGCGTGGGCGGCATAGACGGCACGGGTGGCATCGGATGTATAGGCTGCAAGTGCGGCGGCACGAGCGGCATTGCCAGTGTAATAAGCGGAATAGGCGGCATTGGCGGCGGCATTTGCGGCGACACCTGCGGCTGTGGTGCGGCGGAAGGCATTGACGGCACGGGTGGCGGAATAAGCGGCATCGGCGGCATTGGACCAGTTTTCACCTGCTACCAACAAATCCATCCCCTCAATCACTGCGTCAATTACATCCTGTTGGGGAAGCGTCCGCAGCTCTAACGCCAAGAATCTCCAGTGAACACGCGTCAAATCTTTGCCATCGCACCCGACAGCATCGGGTAAAGCCGCAAAGAATGCTTTTCCTTCATACTCCGGTAGTGCTTCAAAGATGTTTTCGGCGATGCGCAATAGCGATTCGGGTAGACCAAAACGCTCAATGGCTGGCTTCGGGTCTTGGGAATGCGTGAGGCACCCGATGAAGCAGCCTTTGCTGCCGTCCCAATATTTGCCCCGCGTAAGAGCGTCGGCTTCAACGTGTGCCTTGACCTCAAGTACGAGGTTGGCGTAATTGCGTGTCAGTATAGTCATCGGTTATTCTCCTTAATAAGTGCAGCCCATCCAGATACCCAAATCATCTGTGTCTAGTGTAATGTCAGTCATTTTGGTTATCCTTCAAATTTTTAGTGTACTTCGTAGTAGTTTTTCCCTAGTTTACAATCACCACAAGTCATGATGTCAACTCCTAGTTCTTTAGGTGCTTCTTCGAAACATTTCATAATAATTTCTCTAGCTTGTTCTGCTTGATCTTCACGAACTTCAACCGTGTGTTCATCATGGTAGAATAAGACGTGTTTAAAATCAATATTAGCCTTTTTAAGCTCCTTATCAATCATAGCTACAGTTGACTTCATAACTACTGCTTCTGAGCCTTGAATTAGATAGTTCAGAGACTTGTGTAAACTACCCCTATCTAAAATAATTTTTCGATCATCTAGTCCTACAATAAGGCCTTGACTCTCAACAAGACTAGTAACTCTTTCAATTATTCTTGCTAAAGATGGTAAAGCCTTTTTATACCTTTTCATTGCTGCTTTGGCTTCTGGTACAGTCTTTCCGATATAACCACTTAGTTTTTGAGCTCCTGCTCCATAGAGATAAGCAAAGATGAACCTTTTAGCTTGAGGACGAGTACAATTTAGAATGTCTGCATTCATCTGATGAACATCCCCGTTGAGAACGGTGTCAGTAAACTTATCATCATTCATGTAGTGAGCAAGCAGTCGAAGCTGACAGGCAGCAGAGTCAGCAGAAACTAGCGTATACCCCTCTTCCGTTACAAACAAGCTTCTAACTTCTTTTCCAAGAGTAGCATAAGCACCGGGAAGGTTTGCAATGATTTTATGAGTTTGTCTAAAGGTAGGAGTTCCAATATTGAATACATCTCCGTGAAGTCTTGAGTTATCATCTACATAAGGAAACCAACCTTCCAAAATAGATTTCCTAGAACGAAGCGTGTAGTATTCTGAAAGATATTTTCCTACTTCACCTAAGGGCTCCAAGGAACTGTCGGTGAGCTTTGCTGAGACTTTTCTAAATTGCCCGTCTTCTCCCCTTTTCCAATTCCACTCGTCCGGTTTCCAGCCGAGAGTTTCGAGGTAACGCTTAACCGTATCAGTGTTACCAATATCACCAGCACTAAAAGTAACACGACAGTAGGCCCCCCAAACGGAAGAAGTATCAACAGTGGTGCTGTCAGGAAGCCCGAACCAACTGCGAACGTGGTGATTAAGGACTCCTGTTTTTGTGTAAGTTGGTTTCTTTTCGATGGCATAACGTTTTCCAGTCGTTGGTTCATGGTCTTTTTTAGTATCTGGGTCTTGTACGATTACACTTTTCGGAAGTAAAGGGTTGATTATTCCTTCAATAGCTTTAGTTTTATTTTCGATTGTTTTTACTAGTTCTTTTGCAGCGTTTAAATCAAACTTCCAACCGTTCTGACATTGCTCTGCCATAATTCGGTCCATTTCCATTTCCAAGCGCAAAGCCCGTAGAATTGTTTTAGAATTTGAAACCCTAATTTGTTGTTTAAGTTCTTTAAAAAGGTGGTTATAAACTTTAAGTAGCAGCCTAACGTCTTGCTGCATGTAAGTATACATTTCTTCGTTAAAGGTCTCAAACCCGCCAGTATAGTTCCCTTTATGATCTTTAAAGAACTCACCCCACTGTTTAAGCGAGTGGCCAAACCCAAATCTTCGGTAGTTAAGCACCTGAGACATAACCTTGGTACACTGTACAGTAGCCTTAGGAACCCATCCTGTTAACTTAGTTAAAGCTGGGACGTCAAACCCAAGAGCATTATGAGCAATAATGACTTCTGCTTTGTCTAGAAGTTCTAAGAATTCTTTTAGCTGATGAGGCCGAAACCAGTACTCAGTACCAGTATCGACATCAATAGCTCCTGCACAATGAAACTTACTTAGTTTAGGAAGCAAGTTGTCTGTTTCAATATCAAATACTAACTTCATAATTACCCCGCTTTTTCCTTTTCAACACTCTTCATTGATTGCGCCATTGTATAAAGTAGGTAGGCTAGTTGTTCTGAGTATTCATCTGATAAGGCTCCTTCATAAAACATCTCCGCCCAGTGTTCAAGAGACGCTATTAATTCTTGATAGCTTTTTTCTTCCATGTCAAATTCATACTTATAGGTCATGGTACTTCTCCTTAAGGTGTTCTTCTGCCATCATATCAACTTCAGCTTCTCGATAAATTTCATAAGCCTTAGCAGCTTGGAAAATAGCTTTGCGAATAGAAGGTTCTCGCCAATCCATTCGATAAATCTTAGCCATTCTACGTACGTACTTTTGCTCAAAGCTTTTTAGCATTATATTGCCTTCCCTTCTTTAATTTCTTGCTCAATAAGTTTAGCGCAGTTTTGTAATTCACGATAAGCTGTATCGAGAAGGTTACTTTCATAACTATCGGTTTCATCTAGGTAGTGTAAGGCGCTGTCAACAAAACTTAAAGCAGTTTCCATAGATTTCTGGTTAATTGTAAAGTTACGCCTTTGCATAACATATTCTAGAAAGTCTTCATCAATCATGTGATATCTCCATCTACAAAGTCAGGCCACTCTTCAGAGTCTTCATTGTTATAGACTCGTTTAAGATCTTCTTCGAATTTAACTTCCATTCTTAGGTGACGGATAACTTCTTCAAGCTTTCCTTCTTCTAGATTTTTTAGCAGAGCTTCATACGTCATTTTCTAAAACTTTCACTAGGTGATTTGCATACCAAGCAATCTTCTTGGCATCTTGAAGTTTGTCGTCTTTCTTTCCTACACGACAAGAGTACTTAAAGATATGTCCCAAAGTATGCGCCTCATGACCGCTTAGGTGAGACAGTAGGTACTCCATTAGGTGCATGTACTCCATGCCCACTGGATACTTCTCGTAAGCCTCTTTCGGGATTAGTTTATAGTGTTTAGGGTTAATTACGGCGTCTTGTTGTTCAGATGACATGGATTTAAAGTCTCCATGAAAGTCTACAGGTTTCTCTGTAGAGTTAGTTTCTTCAGGTACAGTCGAGAGTTTAGTTTTATAACCACTTTCATAAATAGTTTCAATTGGGCCTTCATACTCAGGGCGATCCCCTGTATTTTTTTCCCAGTTGTCTAGTTGTTTTTCTAAAACATCCATTGCAATTCTCCGTTCTACTCGATTATAATTTTTAGAAATAAGAGAGTCCGCCCAGTCCTTGATAGCTTCTTCGGTTTGGAAGTACAAAGGGTTAAAGGTAGTATCCCCCATAACAACAAGAGTTGATAGTTTTCCAGTTACTTTATAAGTAGACCAACAATCAATAGCTGATTGAAAGCTATCAGTAGTAAGAAGCAACTCTCTAAGAGACTCTGAGTAAACTTTATAGATATAGATCATGCGATTTCCTTTGCTTTTAGAACTTGTACGTAAGATTTAAGATCAGCTTTATTTTCAAAGCCATAAGCTTGTGCTGCCATTTGCTCAGCTTCCCAACGTGATTTACCAGCATCATATTCTAGGATAGCTGCCCTTTCTTCAAAATGATCATCAAGCATCCGCCAAGTGTTCAAGATTTCATCTTTATTCATTCGAATAGCTCCATTACAGGATGATTATTATAAGTTGACATAGAGGCTCGGACCCCCTTTGTAGCTTGTTCTTTAATGTCAGCAATCACAAAGCTGTTATATTTATAGGGATTATAGATAATTTTTCTCCCTCCCTTTAGTTGATAGAGTTCATTAGAAGCCCATTCTAAGCTTCCTACTACAAAGGCATGAACGTTTTTCACACCTTCCTTCAAGACTCTTTCCCGTCCAGCTTGTCTAACAACAAACTTTGGTGAATTAATCACTACTGAGTTAGCATGGCGAATTACTTTACCATAGCTATCTTTCTCACGGGACTGAATTGAAAAAGTCTTTTTATGAAAATTCCAGTAAACTGCTACTTTCATTTTAATACCCTTTTACTGCTTTGACGTGTTCATAAGAAACCTCGTCTGCTGTTGTAAAGTGTTTACGGTTTTTAGGTGTGTTTGGGATTAGTTCACACCAAGTATCCCACCAGTATTCTGCTCCTTTCTCTTGAACAACACTTACGTATTCACTTGTTTTATTTTTTCGGTTAAAGTAAGCACTAGAGTACCCTAGCCGTTGGAGGTTGTGAGTGTCAAGACATGCCAAGTTATAACCTAGCATCTGCAAGCCAAAGCTAGCCTTAGCCAACCCCAGTCCTTTAATACTCAAAACAGTATCTAAAATCATCCGGGTAGAAGCACCTGATTCAAACAGATCATATAGCTCTTCTTTGCGGCTAACCACCTCAGAATAGCTATCTTGCTTATGCCCCCAAAGAGCTTTGGAAGTATGTTTATTGATACGAATATCATTAGATAAAGAGACCATATCTTTAAAGCTAGTTCGTATTGTTGCTATAGCGGTTCCGAACACATCTACAATTCCTTGTGAGCCAGTGTTTAAGACATGCTCTTGAATTAGTTTTACATCACGTTTGTACATATTAGCCTCCTGCTACTTCATTCCAGATACGTTGATCAGCTTTGCTAGTGTGACCTTCAGGGCGCAAGCTTGCTTCAATCTTAAGCGCTTCTTTTCGTGTCAAGTTTACTCCAATAATTCTTAGTCCAATAAGTCCTTTTAATTGAAACCTATTTAGCATTTGAATTACTTTCCTACGACGAGGTCGTAACCCTAGATCACACTCTTTACTCTCAATACGATAGCGCTCTGCAATCAACTCATAAGGTGCAATCCCTACATACCCCCACTCGATATCTTTAGGGTTCCAACCTTGGCCTACTCCTTTATAGTACCAATGATAAACATTGTAAGTGCTCATCTTTTCGATCGTGTGAAAGATCTTCATTTCTTCAGAATACCACTTGGCCATTTTATTCTCCAAACCATTTTTTCATAAAGTTTCGCAAGTCTTTCTCATTATCTAAAAACGTTACCGTGTTATGATAAACGCCCGCTGGCCCACGAATAGCTATTTCTGTGTGTCCGTTTAAAGACACAATAGAGAGTTCTTCTTCGTCATTAATGGGTATAATAACTTGTTGATGCTTAACCATAGATTAGTTCCTCGTATAAAGCTACTTCGTAAACCTCTACCTTAAGTCCTTTATTAGTTTCTTTAATTAGCTCTGCCTCTCTAACAGCGTTGTTTTGACCAAGAACAGCTTTAATTAGTTCTTCATCTACATAAATTTCATAGTATTTTTCTCGATACTTCATTGCTCAATATTCCCCTCTTTGTATTGTTTAGCTATAAAGTTCATCATAAACATAGCCCCCATAACTCCGTTACTCCCAAGATCCTCTAGTCTTGTGTTTAGTTCTTCTTTAGTTTTTGGGGTTGTAAACATATTATTTTCTTCAAGCTTAATCATTAATAGTACTCCTTTACTGCGTCTACTGCTTCTTCTAAAGTGTAGTGTTTTTCTGTAGCCATAGCTTCATAAAATGGGTGTATAACGTCTCCTTTGTTAGCCCACAAAATAATAATCTTGTTCTTCATATGTGCAAACATAAGCTCCATAGAAGTTCCTGTACCTCTACCGGAATTTCGACGTACATCTGCTAAGACTACTCGACTACTTGCAATATCATGTAGATCTTGCTTAAATATACGATTACAAGTATTTATTGTTTTAGTTACATCTTGCAAATTGTCTTTAAGTTGATCATGGAAAGATACGCGCCGAGTAGGATCTAAACCTTTAATGTCTGAAAAGTACAGCTCTGCTTCTGCCCAATGTCTCCAGTTTGTCATATGTTCTACAGAACAGTCTTCCATTGGCCCAGCGAGGTAAACTTGATCTTTCATCTTACAGTTACTCCTTATATTTCATAAAGCAAGGCTTTTTCTTTGCTTATGTAGTTAACAAACCTTACCTATTTGATAAAAAAGAGTAGTTTATACACATACTCAGGTGTTTAGAAATTAGAAGTTCAAATCATCATCATCATTTACGTTATCATTAACTTGATTGTCACCAATCGTAACGACTTTCATTTCAGTGATTTCAAAAGCGTCTTCTCGTGGCTTTTGCTCGTATTTCAACAAGTTAGTTACTTGAATTGCCATTAGCATGTTTGCACGACCGTCTTTGCCTTGATAAGTATAGTCATACTGGAATACGCGAACATTAGCGACAGAAGCGTTTCCAACCTCTTTTGGATCAATTGGGCTAAGATCTCCGCCAACAAGTTGCACAGGTTGTTGCGCTGAACCATCCGCTTTAGTAACTTTCTTACGAAGATTAACAGAAAAGTAAGGCTTTCCTGTTTTCTCACACTTAACAACCTCTCGAACTTTTTCATTCAACTCATCAAGCATAGGTTGGCCTTCTGAGTCTTTAACAATTCGCTTTAGTGGTTTAAAGTTAATGCCTTCTTTAACGTAAGCTGCAGCTGCGGTTTTATCAGTGGTACGAATCTGCACTTCCCAGTAGTCTGGTTTGCTAGGGTCCATATTCTTTACAGGGCGCTCTGCATCAACTTTTACCCACCACAGTTCAACATTTTTTACGATAGCCATTATAGATTTCCTCTTGGGTTATTTGTAATAATTAGATAGGGAACAGTATTGTTCTTTAACGTCAGGTATCGTTTTTCAAGCGATATCAACGTGGTAAATAAGATCGAAGTCTTCTTCGTATAGTTCACCATACTCTCCGTCCATAACATCGTCACCGAGTTCATGAAAACGAACAGTACCACCAAAACCTCCTTCAAAGATTTTGTTGATAACCATAGTAGACTTGCCATAGTCGTTTATTGAGTTAATGTAAAGAGTATCTCCTTCTTTAAGCGAAAGCAAAGTCTGATTTGATAACTTCTGAGACATCTAAGTTTCCTTTCTGGGGGGTTAAATCAAGAGAGTTAAGTTGACCCAAAATATTTTCTAGTGGGTCGTTTTCGTAAAGCTCAACGAACTTTTCTCTAACATGGTAGAACATGTGGTTCATATTGCCAGCATGACAACCAAAAGAGTCGTGTACAACCGACGCAAGGTATGGCGCGTCGTGAACAATCATTGTTAGATGAACAGCATCGAGACTATGCACAATATTAGGTGCAGCACCTGTTTTTTGCTTACTTTCATTGATTGTGGTTTCTTCCCAAACTTGCACTTGTACTTTAAGCAGTTCATCACCATATTTAAGCTCTGTACGCTTATTTGTTGGTTTTCGATAAGCTTGTACAACAGGGAAGTTAGTCACAGGAGACCTCCAAGCAAGATAAACTTTTTGTTCATTTGCTCGTTCTGCAAGCTTTTGAAACATTCTTAGAAGACTCGCTGGCCCTTTTAGTTCCTCATAGCAAGTATCATACACCAGAGAGCCTAAGAGTGCCCCCCAGAGATGTTCTTTATCCCTTAGATAGGGGGAGATATCCCTTGTGTCTTCTATGACCTGCTGACCCATACCGTAAGAAGTACCTCCATAACCTAGTGTCATAACATTTCGTTTAACTGTCTTACGTTGAATTTTCTTATCTTGAATATTCCCCCAGTAAACTGGAAACAGCTTAACTCGCAAGTCACGATTTTGATTTCTCCAAGACTGAGCCTTTTGAAAAGCTACAGACTTTCTTTCAGACTTAGGGGGTGCTTCTGAGTACTCCTTCTGAAGTTCTGTTGCAGTCTCAAAGACTTCTTGAAACTTATCGATGATTTCTTTGTCAAGACGCGATTGCATCTTTTCTAGATTATCCCACACCTTTTCTGCAATAAACATATAAACATCCCCCGGCAGGTCTTGAGGAACTAAGTTTACAAGTGGGGCAACTTCGTCATCTTTAGACATAGCTACAAGGTGTTGTACTCCGTTATTAGAGCCGTCAATGTAAATTGGCAAACAACTTGGGAAGTCTTTAGTATCAAAGCCATCTCCATGCCAGTTACTAAGAGCTGAGATTTCAAAACAAGCAGCAAGAAAGCTAAAAGGTTTGTCTGCCTTCATCCACCCAGTATACCGCATAGGGTCGTTAACATAATACATCATATCATCTAGGTTGTCTTGGACCCAGCTAACACGATCGTCTAGTGAAACTTTATCATTACCCCATACGTTAGCTGTATGAACACACAACCAGTAATAGCCCTCTTCTCCAAGAGCTACAGGTTCGTCGAGCATAAGAATACCCTTTGCGTTGTCACTAGACTGCTCATGGAGAAAGGCTGTATTTGGGTAAATACGGCCTCGGAAGTCTAGGTTATACAAATGGTAAAAAGGCTCGTCTAGGTGCTTCTCTGCAAGCCCTTGGATGGCTTCTACTTCGATAATTAGAGAAGCTCTTTTAATTGGATCTACCTCTCTTGTGAACTTAAAAGGATTCTCTGAAGAATTCATGCAAGCTTTATAAACATCGAAAACAGCACGATTGATGCGCCAACCCGTGTTATTTAGTTTGTTAAGTGTGTCCAAGATACACGTCATATCGGAGTTTTCAAACGCCTTTAGCGCACTTGCATGCCCTTTCTTGATAATACTAATCCCTGTCTCTGAGTGGTAAGATTCTTGAGTCCAGGGTTTAGCAGGGGTTTTTACTGGAAACATATCAGACTTTTCCGTGTCAATAAGATCCATTAGCTCTTTTATTGCAGGCCAGTTTTCTACATGAAGAAAGTAAGACCTATGTTTATCTTTCTTTCCGTTACGATAAGTGTGTTTCTTGCGATAGTTGATAATCCCCAGCTCAATATAACTGATAATAACAAACCAACCACCCTGTACATCAAGCACACTGTTAGGTTTTTGTTTTAGCTTTTGTCGTAGTCTTCTCCCTATGCTAGTTGCTACATCAACTAGTGTTGCGCTTCTTTCTAATCCTTTTAAAATATGAATATACGAAAACTCAATAATATCTCTTGCAGGCATCTCCGTTAAAAAACTAGCAGACTGTCTATTTGTTAGTTGCTTTTGACGATACTCTAAGTCTTC